TCACCTGAAAATCCGATGTCCTGTTCGGTGTTATCGCTCGCGCGCCGAACCCGGATCGCTGACCCGGTGTAGGCCGAACGTAATTTCCTAAGACTATAAGCAGCATACGCTGAAGTCGAAATTGCATCCAGCGCGTAGGTCGTCGCGGAGATCGTGTAAGCAGCAGGGGCAACCGTGCTGTCCTTGTAGTAGGGCGGGCCGTCAATATAGCCCATCGCCTGCACGGTTTGCGTCGTGCTGACCGTAAGCGCCGAAGTGTAAGTTGACCCAGCCGAACGCGAAGGGGTTGTCACGCCGTCCACCGAATACTTCTGCCCCGTCGCCGTGCCGTAGCTGATGGTAACGGTCTGAGCAGACGAGTAGCTTCCTGCGGGCGGGCTGAACGTGGGCGTCGGTACGGTGCCCGCGCCGACGATGGTTGGGGTTACACCGCCGCCGAGGCCGGTAACTGTCGGGGTGCCGTTTGTACCGTCGGCGGCTAGCCAGTCCGTCGGAAGGTTTGCGAGGTCAGAGGTCACCCACCATCCGCCCGTACCAACAGGTACAGCACCAGCGGTTACGCCGGCAATTTGAGCGTCAACATACGTTATGCTCGCCTTGGCATCTAGTGCAGCCTGCGTCGCGGTCGAAACAGGGAGCGCCGCTGTCGTGACTTTCTTCTTCGCATTCAATGCCGCCGCGTCTTCGATGACGAGCAAGTCGCTCGTTGTCGGCGTTGGCTTGTTCGTGAGCCCGTTTATTTCTCCGCTCGCGTTTACGTGGATCGCGTTCGCATCGGTTCCGCTTCCACCCGCGCCGAGCTGCTGCAGCGCAGCTTCAACGTTGTCCGTCGTGAAGTAGCTTCCCGCGTCAGTAAGCGGAATGTCCGTCGCGCCAAAAACCGTATCGTCGATGTACAGCGTTGCGCCGGTGTCAGGTGTCCAGACGCGGAACGTGTGATTTCCGACTGGAATTGCGATCGTCGTTGCGCCAAGGGCCGAAGTTGAGCCATTGCGATAGACCGTGCCGCCCGCTGCCGAGATCGTGAGCGTCACCGGGACCGTTGCATGAATGTTGACCGTGCCAGCCTGCCCAGCCGTGTACGCGATATTCGCAATCGTGAGCGTTTGGGGCGAACTGCTCCAGGTGTAGTCTCTCGTTGGGTACGGTGTCGTAATGCCACCAAGAGTGATCGTATTGCTGACAAGAGCGCCGAACGTAAACGCGGGCGCGGCGCCAACGTCTGCCAGCGTAACAGACACGTCTCCGCTGAGCGCGTGGCCGTTGACCGTGCGGGACGTTGGAACACTGGCAGCCGCAGCCGCATTCGCCTTTGTCGTCGCATCGCCGGCCGCCGTTGAGATCGCCGCGGCCTTCGCTGCGTCAACGTAAGTGGTGGTTGCGGTTTTCTGAACCGTCTGACCGAAGGCCGAAAGTGCCAGCGCGAGAAAAACAAGTATACGTTTCATAGGGTTACATTCCAAAATTGACGGGGTAGGTTGAGCGGAACGGATTCCATTTGGTCCCGTCGTGGTAGAGTTCGAATAGCGCGTCATCGCCGGACGCATCGGTTTCGATCGAGTAAAGAGTGTCGCCGGTCGTGTTCTGAATCGTGATGATGATCCCCACCGTCACAGGGAGTCGGAACATGATATCCAGGCGATTATTCGGCGCGCGGCTTATGCTTGTTTCGTCATCGACCGTCAGTAATGCCGCGCCCGCCGCGAGCCCGACCGTGATCACCTCAAGGTGCTTTTTCGCGTTGGCGTCAGCTGTGACACTGAGACTTCCGGCGTCCCACGCCTGAGCGTTGAAGCCGTCCGCAACGCCCGACGTTGCCCCTCCACCCTCTGGAGGAACATCCCCCTCGATGACAACTTCGCATTTGATCGTGGCTTTGGTCTGCGCGTAGGTAACGCGGCTCAGTCCATCCGCCGACGTGACTTCAAATTCAAGATAAGCCGATTTCTCGGTCTGATCGTTCGAGAGCGCGTCCATGTACGCGAACATCTCGGCTGTGTTCAGATTAAGCGTCGTCTGAGCGGCCCCGCCGACCATCTCATAAGTGTCCGCAAGCGCCAACGCAGCCCCGACACCGGTATAGCGCCGAAACCCGATGCGCTGCACGGCGCCCGCGGTCAAGACGTCCGCCGTCTTATCAACGTTGTTGAGGTTGTAGCGGACCTCGATCGGCAGAATATCGCGCGAAAAGAACGTCGCGGTGGCCGCAACGACGGTATTGTCCAGCGATCGAGTAACGGCACCCGTCGCGATATCGATGTCAAATGTTGTGCGGACGCTCATGTTGAATCCCGTTCAAATCGGATGGTGACGTTGCCCTGAAACCAGTCTCCGGACTCGCCGATGATATCCAGCCGACCGCCGTAGGTCCGGAGCGTCGTGGTGCCGGACTGCAATGTTCGGTAGGCGAGCGCTGCCGTCACTTGATCGGCGATGGTGCGCACGAGAGCTTCGCCGGTCTCGTTGCGGACAAAAATCGCGACGTCGATCACGCCTGGCACACGCTCATGCGCGGTTGCCGTGACTTCGACGCGCCGACCTTCGCCGCCGCTCATGACCGACAGCCGCGTGTAACTGTTGCCCGTCGGAACGAAGCGGTCGTTCTGAAATTCGATCGCGCTGCCCACCGGCATCCCTGCCTGGTATGCGGTTTCGATCAACTGACGCTCGAGCGTGAAACTCATGCCATGCCTCCCACTTCCGCGGCGACTTGCGCGATGGCCTTGCGCAGCATACCGTTCGGCGCCTGCCCGCTGTGCCCGTATTCGAGCGGCACTATGTAGGGCAGGCTGTTCGTCAGATAGATGACGCTTTTCCCTGTCAGCTTCGGGCGCGGTTCTGGCGTCGTTGACTCAGTGGTTTCAATGCGGGGCGCACCCTCGGCGAGAAACCAGTTGGCTTGCGCGCGGCCCGTCTTGCGCGGTGTCGCCGGTACTGTCAGCGCATCGATCTTGAGCGCAATCGTGACCGCGGCATCCCGTGCCGATTCGATACCCAAGACTTGCGCCGCCTTGTCGAGGTCAGCTGCAAACTCGAAAGCGTTGGCACACTTCCGATATTTCGCCATGTGGTTAACGCGCGTAGTGGTGTCCATGGGTTAAACGTCTCCGTGGATTTCCCAAATGGCCTTGACGCCCTCGAAAGCTCGATCGCGCGTGCGATACGTGACGGCGCGATGAATAAAAGTGTCGGTGACGAGCGGCTCTTCCGTCGTCAGGCCCTTGCCCTCGAAATCGACCGCTGGAATCCAGAGCCGCACAGCCCGGTCGCTCAGGTCAAGCCGCGTGGCCTGCGTCGTTTGAACCTTGTCTTCGACGGCTCGCACGCTGAGCGATGTTTCCGTTACAGCACGCGTGCCGGTCGCAGCGTCATAGGCGCCGACCGAAGGACGATTCCATGTTACGGTCGCGATGGCGTCGCCGGCAGCCGCAAAAGCGGCTTCGACGGCGGATCGTGCTTGAACAGAAAGACTCATCGGCGGGTGAGGCGAACAGAGGTTGCGGAGGCGCGCGGACGCCCATAGGCAGCGACCATATCAGCGACAAAGCGCGGCACGATCGGCGACGGTCGCATGGCGTCAGACTGAATCTCGATCGGGCCAACCTTAAGCGAGGTGATGCCGCTCGTAGCTGGTTGCGCCGTCACATCCACGTCCTTCAACGACCAAACGAGCTCAAAGAGAGCCGTTTTGATGACGGTCGGTATTCCGACCGATTCGTCTTCGATGACGCGCGGAAATGCGAGCGCCTGAGTTGAACTCAGCGGATCGCCGTCCCACAGGACCGACACGTCCAAGACACGCGTCGCGTGAATGAGCAGTTGCGCCTTTACGTCCGCATCGGTCGAAAGCCACGCGTCAGAGCGCGGGCGTGTTTCAAAGTACGTATCGGAGTCCGCAATACTTGCGTAGGCGTTGGCTCCGGCAATCCCGGTTCCGTCTTCAACTGTGACCGTAATAGCCATGGGGTGAAGGATTGGCAGCGCCAAGGGCTGGGAAGAGCCGGCCCGTCCCCACAGGCCGGCTCCCCTTTAACCCCCAATGCCGCACTCGCTTAGCCGTTCGTGACGGCAGAGACGATGCGAACGTTTTTGGCCTCGTAGGCGAGGACCCACGAAGTTCCCGTTTCCAATTCTGTGTCTGACGGGGTGTTGCCGGCCGCAGTTGCGGCCCACTTCACACCGCGCGGGTGCAAGATGAGAATCTTGTCGTTCACGAGCAGACTGTTCCGCTTGAGATTCTCGCGGCTTGCCTCGACAGGATTCTGAGGAATGCCCTCGCCGTAAGCAAACGCGCCCTGACCGAACAGGTACGACGTGTACTTGTAGCCGCCCGTGACGGCGACTTTCGGCAGGCTGTCATCGACGACGATACGGCGGCCAAGGAAGTAATCCACCTCGGCCTGCGTCACGATGTCCGTGTTGGTCTTCAGAAGCTTTTTCTTCCAGAGGCCGTTACGCACCTTTGAGTGCATCGCGATCGCCGTGACGTTCTTCGACGCGTCGCCCATCAGATCGATGGTATCGACGAAAACGGTTTCGTCCATGTAAACGCCGTTCGCCGGAACAGTCACATCGGCAACCGACACGTCATTGATTTTCGCGGCCATCGAAGCGGCGGCAAAAACACCGGTGAGGCTTTCCAGCAAGAACTGCTGATATTCCCGCGCCCAGAAATCGCCCACAAGCGAGCTGATGGCACCAAGCGGATCGGAGCTGGACATTGCGCCCGCGAGATCGTTCGTGCCCCACGCCTTCGATCGGTAGTGCACCGCGGCCACGTCAGAGGCTGATGCGATCTTGGCCACGCCGAGTTCGGTCGAACCATCGCCAGGCGTCGCTTCCGAGCGGCCTGAGAGATCCTGAAAGAACGGCATGTTGACGGTCTTGCCGCCCTGCCGCGCAAGAGCGTCAAACTCCGCTGAGCGGGTGACGATGCCGGCTTGAATGAGAGCCCACGCCGTAGCGGTGCGCTCGAGAGAGTATTTAGTGAAAAGTTCCGGGACGATGACGTCCGCGACTGCTGTGATATCGACTGCCATGGTAATTTCCTCCGATGTTGCTGAGTTGTGGTTTCCCGCCCGTTTTGGGGCGCGTCACCGCGACAGCCGCGGAAGAAAGAGCCGATGGAACGCGTTACAGGGTTACGCCTGCTTCCTGAGCGAGCCGGCTGGCTTCGGCCTTGTCGGCCTTGAGTAGCTTGGACTGCTCAGTCACGTTCCACGATTCCTTCTTGAACGGATTCGTGGTGGTTGAGCGCCCGCCGCCGGCAGACGTGTGGGTGGCACCGCCACCGCTTGAAGGCTGAAACAGATGAGGAGCTTGCTTGGTCAGCTGGCGCACCGCGCCTTCGATGCCCAAGGGCTTCCCGTCTTCGCCAAAAATCTTGTTGCCCTGCTGATCGACCGCGTAGGGCAGATTGTCTTCACCCACCTTGAACCGCGGTCGAACGCGCGCCGCGATGTCATCGATCGCCGTCGGAAATGCGCCGATTTCGGCGGCTACCTTCGCGACCTGCCCGTCAATCAGGACAGATTCGAGCCGCGCCTTGAAGCCGTTGGCCTGGCCGGTCGCTTCGTCGATCTTCTTTTGCAGGCCGTCCTGCAGCGCTTTGATGCGCGCCTCGGCCTCGCTGTCTTTGCCCTTGCGAGCGGCGGCGAGATCGGCTTTGAGCTGATCAGCTTCCGTGCGCAGCTCCGTGAGGCTTTCGGGCGTCAAGTCGCCGAGATCCTTGAGCTTTTTCTGAAGCGTGATGTTGGTCTGGCGAAACTCATCGTGCGTCGATTTCGCGACCACTCCACCTTCAACGTCGATAATGAATCCAGCGCCATCGGTGCGGGGCTTATAGGCGCCACGAAGCGCCTCGGGTACTTCGGCAAGGTCTGCAACAGTAAGTTTGAGCGGCATAGTGTATCGGGTACACTGGACGCTTGCGCCCGTTTGCAGCCGTTTGCAACGGGAAATTGAGATACCTCGGACGATTTTCGGCGATTGCTAACACTCTGCTAACACC